TGAAAGGTAAACACCGGAATACGTCCACTGTGGCGTTTTTGGGCAAAAGGATTGTCCATCCCATTAACCGAACTTAAGTCAATGCGGCAGCGGGTAGTTTGCGATAGGGCAGCATCAATCAATAGCGGACGAGGCAAAAAGGCGGCTTCGTCGACGAAATAGAGTGTCGTCCGGTCACCCCGTCCAATATTGTCCCCGCTTCACCCTTGATAATGGCGCCGGTGTTTGGAAAATTGACCCGCATATAAGGCGCGTGTTTTTTCGCTACCCAGCCTCCCCGAAACTCTTGCGGTAAAGTTTCAATAAACTTACGGGCTTTCCAGAACAACGCTTTCGGGTCACCGGTGCTGTCAACATACTCTTCTTTGCGGGAGCCAAAGCCAATTACCATCTCTTTATTAAAGAGACATAAAGCGCATGCGAGTGCAATTGACGTCCAGCTTAAGCCCATTTCGCGGCTTTTTTCGGTAATACCGTTTTCACGTCCTTTCCAGCGTGTCATTATCCAGTCAATCCATGCTTCCTGTTTCGGGAACAGCAAAAAAGGAATAGTCACCGGTAACCCGTAATCGACATTTCGTGGGTCTGTCGTCATGCCCCAGTCAATAATAAACTGCGCGGGATTATCCTTATAAAATCGGGTTAATCGTTTAAAACTTTCCGGCTGCTGGCGTAACCGTTGTAGACGCTCATCGCGCCACTCAAATACCTTAAAATAATCTGGTTTTTTAAAGTCAAAAGGAAAAGGTAACGGCATAGGAATTTGTCCGGAAAAAAGCGACTCAAAAAAATATTTTGCACATAAACGTGTACATAAAAATACAAAAAATGGGGTTAAACTCATATAATCAATTGATATTAAATAAATATTTAAATTTAATATCATTTATAACATAAATAAGTAAGCGATTTTAACCCTTTACCCCATCAGTTTTTGGTACGCTTCTGCGGCCTCTTCTAAAGTCATTTCTCGAGTAATTGCATTTTGCGGTAGTATATCTTCTGGTATAGGGCTACCTTGCAATTGCTTAATTTCCAGTAATAAGGTAGTTGGTATAGGAATGCCTTCTATCTCTAAAAATTGCGCGGCCTCTAGTGAAGTGATTTCGGCTGATTTTTTTCGCTCGAGTATCGATCTTAAGTATTCTTTTTGTTGATGCTTTTCATCGTTAAAGAAGACTTCATTGATCCCCATCTTTTTGTAAACGGCAATATCATTGTGACTAGGCAATACTTCTTCTATCGTTGTCGTTTCGCCGTCTGCCGTGGTTTTAATAATTTTGCGTTTTCGGATTTTGGTGTTTTGCCTTGCTGTTTCTGCTAGCTCTTTTTTCAAAATGTCGGCCGCATGATGAAAAGCATGATCAAATTCGTAATAATCCTTTCGCCAATTTCTAATCGTTTTTTCATCCACATGCAGCCATTTTGCAATGAAATGATTTGATACTTTGCCTTTCACCAAAGACAGGTTGATCACGTCATCAATATACGCTTTTTTATATTTAGCTTTCCCTGACATGACAACCTCTTTTTAACCTTTGTGCAACATTCGTAAAATTAGCCATTTTGGGTGCGGACTTATTTTGCGGAAGTATGCGAAAAAAATCCCTCTTCATGCGTTGTTATTATTAGGTTTTCCAATTTTTCAAAATGCGGAAGTATGACTGCGGAATTATGCGTTTTTGGCTATTCTGTAATTTTTTACCTGAATCCCTTTGATGTAAAGCAATTAAGGTTTTAACCCCATTTACCTTAATGATTAAAAAATGAACGCAAATGTTAAAAATTTAACTCAAAAATTGACCCTGAAAATCGACCGTAAATATTTGAGGTGGTCTCAATGTTTTTATGACCCAGCATTTTAGAAATAACATGAATATCATTCCGTTTTTTGATAAGACGTACCGCTGCAAAATGCCGTAAGTTATGAAATTTCCCAATCCTGAATTTTTCCAGTAATTCCTTAACAATTCCTGTCGTACTGTAATTTAACGACAGTCTTTTCACTGATTGACTGACAATTAATGGTTCATGTAACCCAAACTTGTTTTATCCAATAGCGACAATAACCCTTTTGGCATCGGTAACAATCGCTGAACGTCAGCTTTTAAGCCTTCAATAACACCGTTTCGTGTTACATGTTTTGAGATATTCAAATATTCCCCTTGAATATCGCTATAATCCAATGCCAATATTTCGCTTATCCGAAGCCCAATCACCGATGCCAAGATGAAGGCAATCTTTTCTCTGACGGGCGCTTCTTCAATCATCCTATCCACATTCTCAAACGCCGGAATGAAAATAGGCTTTTCCCCTTTTCTTTTCAATTTTGGAATTGGACTGACACCAACATTTCGCATTGCTTTCAGCAGCAAATAGGCAGAATGCAGATGTTTAAGCGTATTTTCCGGTAAACCGTTAAATTCACTCGGCGAATATTCAACGCCATTTTTGCTTGCAACGTTTCGTCAATCGAAAACAAGGCATGTTTAATCGTATCGAGCGAACTTTGCCGTAAATGCCCCGTTTCACACTGAAAGACCTTTTTCCCCACATAAAACTGAATCAACTTGCGAAGATGCCAATCTCGGCATTGCTCTTTTTCTTTTGCCATCATCGCCAAAAATCGCTCAGATTCGCTCAGAAAAAGAAAATGGCAAGCAGCTTCCCGCGTTTTAAAGCTTTTATGAAATCGTCCTGCTGGATTTTCGTAATGCACACGAAAACCCTCGCTATCATGGCGAGTTTTGACTTGTTTAATTGAACTCATTTGCGATTATCGCTTTGTTGTTAACCTGGCCACAATTTTTGCTTGATTAAGACAATCTTCTATCATCTTGCCTCTTCTACTAGCTGGCTGTTTGCGATAATAGCGGATGGCTTCACGGGTGGCTAAGCTGGCGACAGAGGTAGAAAAGCCCAGCTTGATTAACTCGGCCTTAACATTGGCTTCGATGAATTGCTCAGGAGTCATCCTTCTAACCTCATGCTTCCACCAATTAAATCAAGGGGATTTGAGATAACTCCATTACTGTTTTTTCAGCTTTTTTAAGAATGGGTAAATCATCTTGACGCTTACGTAATCGACGACCAGCATCCGAAGAGTCTTTATCAGACTCTTTTCTGGCTGTAGCAACAATATTTTGTAATTGCTCAATAGTAAAAGCTAATCCTTTATTTTCTTCCAACTCCGTCATGTAGTCATAGATTTTAGCCTGTAACTCATAGCTGTAACTCATTGCCATTAGACAGGCTTCACGTTTTGGAAATCGGTAAATTTTTCGAATAGACTGGGCACCGTTTCCAGTGGTGAAAATATCATCAGCTAAAAATTTAGCAGATGTTTCTCCAAGAACTTTGGGTACTTTTGCCATAAAATTATTGTGCTGTAACTTGCGATATTTTTTGCAAGGAAACGTTAATCTCTCTGCTTCCGCTTTTGATTTCCGCTCCGCATTAATATAGTCCACCATTTCCAGACTGGTCATTGTTGGCATTTCTGTTACTAAAAAATTGTCATTTTTAGTTGTTACTAATTTCATCGTACTTTTCCTTATAGAAAATCGAACCTGCGCGCACAGAACAGCCGCCCACAGAAAAGCACCATTTTAAACGGCGTTCTTCAGGCTCGACTTTCTATAAGGTTCTGTGTTTTATTGATGCGCGTGCGTGGCGCTGAGATTGTTAAGATTTGAACGTGCCAATGACCGATTCAGTGACACTGTGTTTTGATGTACTGCTGTAGATATTCCGTCTGCTTTTCGTTCTCAGCTATCATCGCTCTGAGACGGAAATAATCTTCTCGAGCTGCCTTACTAAGTTGTGGGGTGGCTTCATTATGTCGGCTCTGGGTGGTAGCGGTTTTGGGTATTGGACACACGGCATTGACGTGCAACTGCTTAGTGCCAGCACGAACAGCATCATTGAGCTTAGCAATTTCAGCTTTGGCATTATTTAATTTCTCCGTGTGTTGAATATCGAGTTGGTGCAAAGAATCAATCTTTTGCTGCTGTAATTTCACGGCTTCAATTTGTGCGCGATATTGCTGTTTTAATGTTTGGTAGTTTTGCCTGATGGTTTGATAACGGGAGTTGATAAAAATAAGTGAGAGAATTAACCCTGCAATAATCACTCCGATAAATGAGTAAGGTCGCCATAACATATTACGCTCTCAATTTCCCGACGGGTAATTAGCCCTTTCCAGACTTCGCCTTTCACATAAACCCACCGCTTCATCTCATCACATGCCCCTTTTCGGTCATTGTTGTTGAGCTTTTTGAGCAAGGTCGATTTGGCAAAATTACCCACGCCCACGTTATAAGCAAATGAGTAAAGGGCTGCCTGTGTTAGCGTGTTGATATTGACCTTAATCAACGGTCAACATAACGTTTAACGGCTTTTAAATCGTCATTAAGCCACTTATCGCAGTCTTCTTGCGTGTACATCCGGTTACGCACAATATCCTTGCCTGTATGACCATAACAAACAGAGAGTACACCACCTCCATCGAAGTAAGGTTTAAATTTTAATCCTTCAAAATGCGTTATCATCGTTGAGGCTAAAAACAACGCACTACCGCCCGTTGCCATCAATATTTTTTTCGGTATCTTCATACTGACGTTCCTTGAGTCTGTACTCCTTTTTGCGGTAGTACACGTTGATAAAAAATGTCCCTATCGTGCAGACAATACCCATCACAGCTACCCACTGCTCAAGGGTAAAAAAATCAAAAATCGTTGTCATGACTCCCCGAGGGTGGTCATGATGCCCCACAGATAGGCGGCAGGTGTTGAGTATTTTTCAGACATGCGCATATACCCTCGTTGTTGAGGGTTCCATTGCTTTGAATTGATTGGATTTGAGTAGTGAAACTCAGTGATTTAAAACTTTTTTTCGTTATTGAATTTTACGGCGGTAGCTTGACCAATTGAAATTTAACCAAAGCCCATTGCTCATCATCATTCTATCGATGACTCTATCGCCCAAAAATTGCCGAATTTGTTCACTGTTCAAGTTCGTGAGCATGCCAAGCGGTTTTTTGTGTGAAGTCCGCTTATCAACCATCTGATTTACAATAATCTTCGTATTCTCGCTATGCTGATACTGAATACCGATTTCGTCCAAGATCAACAAATCAACTTTGCAAAGTTCATCTAGCAATTGTTGTTCTGTCAATGTCGTATTTTTTCGTAGGTTGCTCGAAAACGCATCATCAAATCCGCAATGGTAATACACAATACGGATCGCCCTTTGCTCATGAGATAATGCCCTATCGCTGCTGCAAGATGATTTTTGCCTGTTCCGCATCCACCGCTAAAAACAAATCCGCCAAATCCCACTCCAAAATTCTTTGCAAAGGCGACGGATTGGTTCAACGCATTTTTCTGACCGGCGTTGAAAACGCGATAATTTTCAAATCGGCAATGTGCATGCAACGGGGCGATACCCGAGCGCCCAAACAAGTTTTCTATCCGGCGTTGCTTGCGAAAAATAGCGTCTTGCAAACTGGCTTCTTCGGATATTTTTTGCATTCTTGCCAAATGTTCTTCCCAGCTACAGGCAATTGGCTTGATATTGGGCGGCATGATTTTTTGCAATCGTTGAATAATATTCATAGTTTTTTCGCAAAAAACAGATTAACCGTTAATCACCACAAAACCTTCGGGATTACTTGGGCGTGTTGTGATCTCGTTGATGAGACTATTTCGCTGATATTTTTTTTGCTCAATCCACGAAACCTCAAAGCCTTGCCAGTTTCTAAGCATGCATTCAGCCAGCACGTTATCGGTGGAATATCCTAGTTCATTGGCTTCGTTGACTGCTGTCGCCAGTCGGTTCAGGGCGGTTTGTGTCAGTGGCGCTTTTTTGTTTTTGCGGTGTTGAAGATAATCATCCCAAACTGATTCACTGGGTTTCTGCTCAAACAGGGACAAATTCAGTTCAGATTTTTTCGTGATGATCTTAGTTTTGGGTAGCGAAATACCTCCCGCAACTACCAAAACACCATCTTGCAGATAGTCTTCTGCTGTGGAAGATTTCCGCAGTAAGATTATCCCTGATTTCAGACAGGCTAGTTTAGCGAAAGATTTTTCTCTGGGAGAGCTTGCGTCGATTTCAATGCCACATTGGTTGCCGTGCTTGTCACTCACCAGCAAATCAACTCTGCCAGAACGACAATCACCCCGTTCCTGTACTCGAAACTCCCTGTTGCACTCGAAACCAAGTCCGATAATTTTTTGCTCAACGGCTCGATGTAGCTCATCGGCAGACTTGTCGACAAACTCCTGAAATTCACCACGCAGCGAATCCGCCAAAATTAGCTTCAAGTCAAAATTTTGAGAAGGAAGGGTTAGGGATGGTTTATATATTTCTGTAATCTTTGTAGTAATCTCTTGATCAAACGAACTCGATAATGTCGATTCCCCGAACTCGACAATGTCTACTTCGGGAGCTCCATTTTCTCCATCTCGCGAAACTCCCTTTTTTGAGTTGGCGAAATTATCCAGAATTTCATTAAGCTTACCTTCATCAATTTTGTAATATGTTTTATGTTCAAGCCGTTTTTCTGTAACGAGTAAAACTCCAATTGCGACTAATTTTTTTATTGCTGTTCGTTGTTCGTCATGTGTCAATCCGGTTTCTTCTTCAAGATCATCTCGAGTTTTGTAAACTCCTAATTCAGAATTAGCTTTGTCCTGCCAGTAAAATATTTGGGAAAAAAGAATTGCTGCGGTTAATCCACCAAGCGGTTTGGCTAAATTTGGATAATACGCATGTGGATTACCTATCAATCGTAATGTAGCGGCACTTTTCACTCAATCACTCCCGTTATTGAATTTTTGAGAACGATTTCATATAAAAATGAGAAAATCATCATATGAAAAAACGTGTGATTTCCCTGGGGGGGTTAAAGTAGATTTGAAGAAAAATAATTTTTAATTATAAAAATAGGCGTCAATGCGCGCTCTTTGTTCGATGATTTTTTGTTTTTGTTGTTTTTTGCGGTAATTCATAAACAGATTGGCATAAACCACAATCTGTCGTTGAAAATTCTGTAATTGCTGGCGTGGATTTTCGTGTCGCCAAAACGCTTTTTTGAGTTCTTGATTAAATTCACGTTCAGCGTCTTTCTTGGCAAGAAATTCAATTTTCCTGATTTCTCGCCTGATTTTTGCATTACTCTTACTTTCTTTAAAAATAATTTCTTGGGGCATTTTCCCTCCTGAGCGCTATATTTTGATGTTTCTGAATTTCAGATGATAACAACCCCCGTAAAAACGAAGAGTTAAATACGATTTCCACAAATCGAATGAATGTGGATAACCGTGTTATTGAATAAAAAACACCAAAACAGAACACACAAAAACGGCATTCTGTCCTCTGCGACTCGCAGAGAGGAAAACCCCAAATTGTATAAAGAGCAAATGCTGTGCAAAAGACAGCTAAAAATAGATTTTACAATTGTAAGTCTAAAATTAAATTTGTCAAATAGTTGATCAAATTCAATAACTTAAATAAAAAATAAACTGATCAAAATCAATAAGTTACGATTAAAAAATAATCGTATTTTTTAAGGTTGGATGATTGAATTTTTCAGCGATAATTTAGCAATTTTTTGTTGCGTATATTTTTGCTCTGCTTTCGCCTATCAAACTTCCATTTCCACCTTCAACATCAAAGTGGTAAATCAGCCCTTTTTCGGTGAATTCTTGCTTTTTCAATTTCACGATTTTCAAGATTTCGTCGTTGTGAAAAACGGACATACCTGCTTGTAACCGCCGAAAGGTTGTTCTGTATTTGTTAGCTTGAATCATGATAAATTCCCCTTGTTTTCGAGCGAAAAGAACTAGAAATATCAGAACAATTCTTATTGTTTATAAAAAAGGGAATATGCTCCGTTGTTGCTACATATTCCCTTTGGGTGTTTACTTGATTTCCAACTCGTGTCTGGAAATCAGAAAAATAAAAAACAAATATAGTTATTATTGTAGTTCCCTAGTGTTGGCCAACTGGCCTATGAAATCTGTTTGCAAAAGCCCATTTTCTCGGGGTTTTTCATTATAAAAATCCGGTTATTTTTATTTGTAATATCTAAAACGTACTCGTACATCAGCATTCCCTCATCCAAACAAGAGAAACAAAAATCTAGGCGCCAGATTTGGAATTGAGATCGGGTGGCAGACTGAATGGGGTTAGTACTACCGGACAAAGTGAACGGCGAGCCTTTCGGCTCCCCCATCCAGCCAACCATAGAAAGTGGCGTAGGAAGTGTGCCGGCCATAATACTTCATGCCGGTCTTGATTTCATCACGGGGCACTGCGCTATCGATGATGGGCATCTTAAACCACTTTGTAGATTTCCTTTCCATACTTGGCATTATTTTCCCACCAATAACTGGTGTCATGCTGGTTGATTACTACATTTTGAAAACGAGCAGGAAAATTCTAGACGAAACTAGAGAAAAACGGATATTACCTTCTGATTCAGATACTCCTTTAATTGGCTGGTCTGCTATTTTTGCTTGTATTGCTGGCACACTTGTCGGCGTATTCTTCAACTTCGGCATCCCCTCGTTGAATTCTATTCTGATGGCTGGAGTGACTTATTGGATTTTGATGATAATAACAAGAAAAAAAAGCATCAAAAACTCATAAAGTAATATAAAATTCAAATTTTAATGACTATTTAGCAGCAAAAATGATGCTAAAATTCATAAATTATATTGCTGAATGTATTTTTTCATCTAAAATGACAATTATTTGATGCAAAAAAGATGAGGAAAACATGAAAGTTTTTATCGATGATGGCTCAACGAATATAAAATTAATTTGGCTAGAAAATGATGAAAAAAAAGTAGCTATTGTTCCAACCAGTTTTAAGCGTGGCTGGGTCGCTGACATTGGTAACGATGATATCGTTAATTTTTTAATTGAAGGTGAAAAATATTCTTTTGATAAATTGGATATTCGAAATATAACAACCAATAACAGCGAGTGGCAATATAGCCTGATAAATACTGTCGCCATTCATCATGCTCTATTGCAAACTAGCATTATTCCTCAAGAAGTTGATATTACTGTTACTTTGCCATTGGCAGAATATTATGACGAAGATAATCAGATAAATTTTGATAATATAGAGAGGAAGAAAAAAAACTTAAGAAAAATCGTATCAAACAATAAAAATTTTCCAATGTTTTCTTTTAAAGAAATATCTGTTAAACCTGAATCAATACCTGCCGGATTTGATAAATTGATTGATATTCCAGAAACACAATCAATGTTAATTGTCGATATAGGTGGGACTACGTTAGACATTGCTCAAATTAGCGGAAATATGTCAGGGGTTGTTAATTTAGCTGGTGATTCTGATATTGGTGTTTCAATAATTACACGTGAAATTAAACGTATATTAGAAACAGCAAACACTTGTGCTTCAAATTACATTGCTGATCAGTTCATCATTAATCGCCACAATAAAGAATGGCTCAAAAAAAATACAAACGATCCAAGTAAAATAAATACCGTTGTATCAGCTATTAATCAAAATATAAAACGATTATCTGATCGAGTTATCGAGTCAGTGAGTCTTTTTAGTGGTTATTCATATGTTCTTGTGATAGGTGGTGGCGCTCCTATAATTTCTGATGCTTTAAAAGACCATACAAAAATTATACCAGAGCGTTTTTATATGTCAGAAACCCCACAGCTAGATCTTGTTAACGGACTTTATTTAATGGGGAGAAATTAAGGTGAAAAATAAAAATGTCCGTAGATTTACTTTATCACTTTCTGAAACTGATCAATCAGAAGCATGGCTAATAAAACACTTGAACAAATCTGATAAAATCAACAAAGAATGCAAACGAGCTTTGCTGGCCGGCTTTGCTCTTGATAAGGCATCACCTAGGCTCGTTGATATATTATCTCGGCTTTTAGGAGATGATATAGAGTCACAGCAAATAAAAGAGCTAGTTTATGTTTTCCTTGCTAATCAGGCCAATTTACCAAACAACAATAAAACAAATGATTATTCAACAACTTCAACCAATAATTACGATATAGCATTGAAAAAAAGTAAATCCTTCATGGCAGATTGATTACTTTATGTTGAATTAGCCAACTTTCGCAGTTGGCTTTTTCTATTTCTGAAACCTGAAAACTCAAAAGTTGCTATAACGCATTGTGGGCAACGATAAATTTTTAGACGTACGAATTTACGTTTTTATCGAGAAAATCTCTCATAATTGATTACAGGACGTTTTAGAGGGTATTCTGACTCTTCTTTCTGTCTTCCTTTAGCACTTCAATGAAGACTTGCTCGAATTCGTCATTTTTGGGTAGGTCTTGATTGAGGATATATTTTCTGACGAAAAAATCGGGTTCAATGCCTAATCGTCTTGAGGCTTCAAAACCTCGCTTGACCCAATCCAGCGGCAAAGTGTGCTCATGGGCTAATTCCTCTGCCCAATGCCAATCAAACTGTTTGATTTCATCTTCACGCAGAATATGAATTGAACTTGCGTCATAGGTCATGAATTACTTCACCGCATCTTTGAGATTTTGACCTGCTTTAAAACTCGGTACATTTGCAGCAGCAATTTTAAGTGGTTCGCCTGTTTTTGGGTTTCGTCCTTCCCTAGCTGCTCGTTGCTTAACCTGAAAACTACCAAAGCCAATGAGTTGTACGTCATTGCCGGATTTCAAAGATTCTGTCACAGATTCTATGAAAGCGTTAATCGACTTCTCTGCGTCTTTCTTGCTCAAACCTGATTTCGCTGCAACTTTACTGATGAGTTCTGTTTTGTTCATGGTGTGCCTTTTCAAATTAAAAATTTTGTATTAATTCTAGGTCGTTTTCAGAGAAAGTAATATCTTTGTTTTGCTCAGATTTGGAAACGGATATTTTTGTATTTTTGCCTTCTCTCATCGCCAATTCTAGCTTTTTCTCTTCGTGCCAATTCTGCTTACAGTATTTTGAGCATTCTACGGCTCTACGTAAATCTGGCATTGTTAAACTTAACGACGACGGGTCGTATTTCTTCAAATCCTTCTCGTACTGATAAAGAATTGCAGCATTTTTCTTCATCCACTCTCCCTCATCATGAGAACCTGTTTTGACATGTGGACGTTTAGCTAGTCTTGGGCGTTTTGGCTTAGTGACTGTTGCTTTTTCTTCAACACATCCAAAACGCATACCTACAACAGATCTACCTTGTTTTATTGGTTCCCAATGTACTGATATGTTTGTATGTTCATTAATATCTTGTATAGCTGGTTCAATAGTTCTTTTTTTTAGATTGTCAAAACGTGAGCTTGCATCGGGGAATAATTCATGAAAATCGTCTAGTGAAATATCAACTTCAAAAAAATTATCTTTTTTACAACGAGGGTGACTTTTATGACTCAAAAGATACATATATATTCTGAAAGAAATAACATTTTTTACGCTCGTAATAGCGTTTAGAAAACACCAAGAAAAATTATGTTTAATGTTAAATAAGAATGGATCAAGGTCTGGGTTTAGGCGTAATTTTAAACCTGTTCCTTTACCTTCAATTTTTTGATATTTGTAGCCAGATAGCCAATTAAGGACTGTGAAAGATTCTTTTTTTCCGTTTATTACATGAAAAGTAATTTGACTCTTGGAAAGAGATGTTACGGCCTTTTTCATGCACCGCCAAATATTCTTTTTGTTAATATCAAATGTCACTTGAAATTCATGAGCTGTAAAAGAAACCCAGCCAGGGTTTTCTAGTCTCTGATTAACTTTTGATAAAAATAATGTTAAAGCTCGAAAGCCGTCAATATCCAGATCATATCTAGCAGTAATCAGATCGTTGCTTTGTACAATCAGTTTTTTGTTTTCGTCTTGCCAAGGTTCATAGTTAGACAAAGTAAACTTCCTATAATCAATCAGAGTGATACACTCTGTTTTTTTAATTTAAGATCTTTACTACTTTACAACTGATTATTTTTAAATAAAAACAATTAGTTAACTTTATATTCTCCTACAAAAAAGCGGTAATTCTCCTACAAAAAAGCGGTGATTCTCCTACATTTTTGCGGTGGATAACTTTTATTTGGTTATATCAAAATAAGAGCTTAGTATTTTTTGTTTTTATTTCTAAGTTAATAACTTTACATAAAGTAATTATTTTATTAATCAATAACTTAATTTATTATTGCTAATTTTTTTCATTAGTAAAGGTTTTAAAATTTTATTCTTTTTTACTTACTATATTTACTTTTATAACCGAAATTAACTATCAACTTCCTACAAAAAAGCGGTAATTTGGGAAATTAAATATAATAAAATCAACATGATTTGATTATTATTCTCCCCATGAAATAAATTCGCTTGGTTTTATACCCCAAGCACTACATAGTTTTTCTACATTTTTAAATGTAGCTGTTCCTTTCTTTATTGCAGCAAAAGCACTTGGTGTTACTCCTGATTTTTCATATAAATCTTTATTGGTCTGAACCCCTGACTTTGCTTTTAATTGTAAAATAGCCTTTGACCAATTCATTATATGCTCCAACGATTATTTATTTATGGTATAACATAAAAAAATGATTGACTAAAGTCAATCTTAATATTATCGTTTATGTTAATTTAATTTGTAGAAAGACGCTGATTGAAAGAGGTACGAACTCAATCAACCAGCTAACCCAAAACCTAAGATGACTAGGAGTTGAGCTATGCGAAATAGTACCTTCCGTGTGCGCGTAATTGAAGCGCAAAATCAAATCATCGAGTTATTCGTTCGAACCTCACGCAATTTAACCCGTCGTCAGCGTGCCCGAATTCTCCAGCGAGTTGGGGATGCGGCATGAAATACTTCAAAGCAACCATCATCACTAACGTTGACCACGAGAAGGGTAAGACAACAAATTTCATCTATCTTTCCTCTGAGATGAAAATAGCTGCCAAGAAATTGGCTTCTCAACATATCTTTGAGACTGACGGCGCAAATTGCTGTTTTCACAAATCGCCCAGATTGGAAGAAATTAGTATTTTGTGATTTTCGCGTGACTGTGTTCGCTTTAATTTCCGGTTATCTTCCGCTTCCTCGCCCGTTCGCTCGCGTTGCTCGGTCACTTGGCTGTGGCGAGCGGTGGGTGTTTTAATTTTAAGGATTTTTTGGATTATTTATTAATTTTCTTTCTAAGTTTAGCTTGCGAGCACCGAACAGCGGCGACGAGGAAGCGGAAGTTAGTTTGTAGCTATTGAGTTGTCTGCATCGTACGGAAAAAAACACAATTATAATATAAGATAAGAGCAATTTTGGTATTTAATATTAAATATCATATAGTTAATTAATTTTATTTTACTCTATTTGAGTATAAGTATTCTTTATATCAAGTAAAAGTGTTAATCATATAAAGTAAATGTATTACTTATATTAAGTAGAACTATTACTTATTTTACTTGAATTATCATATTATCTTTACTCAAAAAAAAGTAATATTATACTTGACATTTATTATTTTATTACTTAAATTTGAGTAATAAAATGAGTTTTTGGAGAGTAAAGGGTTGTCTAAAACTGTATTTAGAAGCGAAAAAAGTATAGTTGATACAGAAACTGGAGAGATAAAACGTCTTGAATCTATCAATACGGTTCGTCTTCCAGAAGAACCTCCGTATGTAAAACTATATCTAGACGATTTAGTTCGTATAAATGATCTTCCAAAGAGCACATCTAAAATACTTTATCAATTTGTTAGAAAAATGAATTATGACGGTCAAATTATTTTGAACGCTGCTGTTAAAAGAATGATTGCATCATTAATTAATGTAAAAGAGCAATCTATTTCAAACTCAATAACTTGTCTTATACAAAAAGATATTATGCAGCGAATAGATACAGGTATTTATGTACTTAATCCCACTTTGTTTGCAAAAGGGGCATGGGGAGATGTACGTAAATTAAGAGAAAAATATCTTGAATTAAAAGTTACTTATACTCCAGAAGGAAAAAGAATTTTAGCATCAAACTTAAAAGATTCAATTTAAATTAACACTGACTACAGGAAGGTCTAAGTTCCCGTAGCCGCTAACCCTAAACCTAGGTTAAGTAGGAGTAAGGCTAATGAAAAAGTCTACCTTCCTGAACTGTGCGCGTAATTGAAGCGCAAAATCAAATCATCGAGTTATTCGTTCGAACCTCACGCAATTTAA